TTACTTCTACCGAACTCAACCTATACGATTGCAGCCGGAAAGATAATCGAACTCCCAAGGATAGTCCCATATCAGACTTTAAGATGGCCTGGGACTTCATTCAGTCCTTTACCTGATTTTATTGCTTATGAAGGTAGAGGACTCCTACAGGGCATTAAGTCATTATGGGTATTTATGTGCTCTCTAATGTGCCTTCATAACGACAATTTAAACTGGATTGTCAACCCAATGACCGAAACGGATATTACATCTTTGGTTGACCAGAGCGATATTGATATTTATCCCAATAAGCATATTCTCACAAGAGGTTCGGCGAATGGGCAGCAGGTCGTCAGGGTAATTGAACGAGCGAGCAAAACGTCTGATGTTATAGCAAATCTGAAATTTGCAGATTATAACTATCAATCAGGTTCTTTTGTAAATGACGCTCTTGCGGGTAGGGTAAGTCAAGGAAGGGACGTTACAGCGCGTGAGGCTGCACAAAATCTCGATCAGGCTATGGGTGTATTCGGTCTTATCGGCGAGAACGTAGAAAGTGGCGCAATCAAGGCCATAAAAGCAGGTATGGAAACCGTAATGATAAATGCAGGGCCTGATGATATTGCACTGTTATTCGGTGAAGAAGTTGCACAGCAGTTCTTAAATCCTGATAGTGAAACTGGAATATCCTTGCCGGAACTCAATGGTAGTTTCCATGTAAGTGGATTAACTGCTATTTTAAAAGATAATGAAACAATGCGTAATATCAGAGAAACAATTCTGCCTTTGTTTATTGAAGGTTCTCCGCTTGCAAAATATGTCAATGGCTACAAACTCTTAAAATCCATCGAAACAAGAACAAACCTGAAAGACGAGGGACTTGTTGTTGATGAAACTCAGGCGCAAGAAATTGACGCCAGAGAACAAGAACGTCAGGATATGGTGGCACAGGAACAGGCTAAAGCGATAGCACAAGAATCTGAGCTTGCAGGAAGAGTACACGCCGAAAAGTTAGAGAAAATTTCGAAAGATAAGGCTACGATTGACGTGAGGTTGGTTAAAGAGTTGAGTAAGGAAGACAAAAAACCACAAGGAGTCAAGAATGCCAAATCCTCTTAGTTCTCAAGGATATGATATTGATCCAGTAACAAGAGAACCTTTGCAAGTAAAAGCTGAGGAAGCCATGCACAAAGCTTCTTCTGAAAGAATGAGTCTTGCAAACGATATCAGTGGTGAAGGTGGTGCTTTAATTAAAGAAATAGCGAATCTTTATATCGCTCGAATTGAAAAGATTATATCTATAGACCCTGAATGTATGGCGTATGAAAACATATTCAGGGCTGTAGATTTCAAACTTAATGCAGGAGAAAGGATTGTTTCAAAAAGATTTAAAATGCATAAAGTATAAGTCCGACCCCGAAAGGACACCCGGACTTTTAAAAGAGCCTTTGTGAATCGGACACAAGGACACCTCTTGTTATAAACAACCGAAATAAGGAGTAAAAAGATGGCTGAAACAGCGTTAAGCGCTGCCCTTGAAGCAGCAAACAGTTCTCGTTCTTTTACAGGTGTAGCCCCAAGTGATGATGCTAAAGAAGATGCAGAAGTTGTTGATGAAAAGGTAGAGGTTAAAGAAGAAACTTCTGAGGAAGAAACCACCGAAGAGACTACCGAGAAAGCGGAGGTCAAAGAATCGGAGGTAAAATTCAAGTATTCATCTCATGAAGAGGCCGAAAAAGGATACAAGGAAGCAGAGCGCAAGATGCATGAAGCTCTTGCTGAAGCAGACACTTACAAAAATCAGATTGGTGAGCTTCAGGAAAAGGTGAAATCTTCGGCAAAAGCAGAAGGGATGACAAAAGCGGAAGTTAAAGAACTGAATACCGTTTTTGAATCCATGCTTACTGAAATTAACAGTCTTGACTCTGATTCGGAAACCTACACAAAAGACTTGGCTAAAATATGGGCTAAAGGTGTCGGTTCTGCTCTTGACGAATACGATAAGGCCAGAGACGAGAAAGAGCAGAAAATACGACAAGGACGAGAAGCGGAAGACAATAAGAAAATATCAATTGAGGATGCAAGAGCCAAAGTCATTAAATCTGCGAATGAAGCGGCAACAAAAGCAGGACTTGATATGGCTGTTGTGAATGACGAACCCTCTGTTGATTATGAATTATTTTGGAATCTGTCCGCACAAGCTCAGGGGAAAACCGTTGAAGACAGAATTAATTGGACTGTCAACGAAGTTAAACGAATTAAATCAGCTATCACAGGGAAAAGAGACGTTTCAACTGAAAAAGCAAAGGCAAACCAAATAAAAAACAAAGTTCTCGGAAAAGGTATTGGAGCGATAACGGATAAGAAAAAAGATACTGAACCGATTTCGCTTACCGATGCTCTTCGTAGAACAGAACGAAGACTATAAAGGAGATTAAATCATGCCAGTAACATCATGGGAATCAGCGGATATTGGAGTTCTTCATAATCACGAGTTGAGTGGACAGCTTTTAGTGCAGGCTGTTGGCGAGTGCAAGGTAGCACAGTTTTGTAAACCTTTTCCCGGAGAAAGCAAGTCTGTAAAAAATAAGGGCGAGACGATAAACATCATGCATCTTAATGAAGCGTCTGACCCGACTTCCTTCGGACTTACGGAAGATACAAGGGTTCCGATTGACAGGCTTACTCTTGGTACAAGGGCGGTAACTCTTACCGAGTTCGGACGTGGTGTTGAATACACGAATCTTAACGAACAGCTTTCGGCGTTCAAGCCGTCCAGTTTTGTTCAGAAAGCTCTTACCCGGCAGATGACTCGCGCACTTGATAATGGTGCTGCGGCTGCATTCAAAACAACGGATGTTAAAATCTGCTACATTCCGACAACCTTAACAGGTGGAACATTTGATACAGACGGTACACCGTCAACAGTTGCAACCGCCAATCTAACCTTCGATCACATGGGTGTGCTTTCCGATTATCTGGAAGGTGACATTCATACACCGCCTTATGACGGTGACGATTTCATTATGCTGTCATGCCGTAAAACGCTCCGTGGCATCAAACAAGACCCTCTGTGGCAGCAGATTCATATGTATCTCGGCAAAGGCGACCTGTTCTTCAAAGGTGAAGTAGGTAAGGCTGAGAATATTCGCTGCATCGGCGTAAACAGGGAAGGCGCTTTTGCAAATACGGCAGGGACTTCAACCGTACTTGGCGAAGCAGTTATCTTCGGTGATGAAGGTGTTGGTTATGCGGAAGCTCAGACTCCTTCTCTACGCGCATACGAAGATTACCAGTTCGACTTCGGACGTGCAAAAGCCGCAGCCTGGGTCGGAATTTACGTTTTTTCTTCCGTGTGGGCAACTGCTTCAGACGGGGAGGCGAAGATTATTCGCATAACTTCTGCATAAACAAATTGGGGCGGGGTGACTGCCCCATTAACAGTCCGGTAAGGACGAAAAGGAGATTATTATGAGAGTAACATTAGCACCAAGATTTGCAACAGCAGCCCTTGAACTCAGCGGGGTTGATTTTAACTCAGATTCAGATCAGGCTTATTTCGACATTCCATTTAAATGTCAGGCGGTATATGCCGGAGCAACCATTACAGTAGTAGCAGGCGCTTCTGATACCAACCTCAGATTTGACAGAAGGAATGCCGCAACAAGCGACACCGGCAGAACGGATGGTACAATCGCAAATATCATAATTCCGAATGCAACTGCAATAGGAACGATGGTTTACGATAAAGCTTGTCAGACATCATTAACCGAAGCTGCCGCTGCCCTGCTCATAACAAAAGACACATGCAATGCGGGGGGGGGAGTTTGGGATGCAACAAACTCAAAGTGTATCAATGCCCCTTATGGCCAGCTTGAACCCGGTAACGAGGTTGTTGTTCAGACCATAGCTGGTTCCGGGACTGGCAACGCGCAGCCGATACTTGTTGTCGATGTTGACGAAGATGTCTTTGCTAACCTCAAGAACGTGTTAGAAACAGCGTAGATAGAGGGTGACTCTATCTATTAACAGGTCGGTGAGACCGAGAGGAAAAAATAATTATGAGAGTAAACTTAAAACCCCGGCATCTAACCGCGGCGCTTACATTAAGTGGAATAGACCTATCCACAACTGGAGATGTTGCTTATTTTGAAGTTCCGTTTAAGTGCCAAGCTGTGTATGCTGGATTGACCGTGACAGTTGTTATGGGCGGTGCTGCCGTAGTGAAATTCGATAGACGGAATCTGGCTGGAAGTGCTACCGGCAGAACG